GTCATACCCGCTGGAAAGCAGCTTTGAAATTAGGATTAAAGGAAGTGCCAGTAATAAGAGCAACTGACTTAACGCCAGAGCAGGCAAGATCCTACCGAATAGCGGATAATAAGACCAACGAATTTGCAGAATGGGATTGGGAAGGTCTGGGCATAGAACTTGACGAACTGAAAGACCTTGATATTGATTTGGACTGGCTGGAATTTGACGAAATTTATAAACCAAATTATAATCCGATGATAAAAGAAGGGCTTATAACGGAAAACGATGTTAATAAAGCTAGTCAAGAATTAATTGTAAAATATAATAAAAATAAAAAGGGCATTATTGAAGTAAGTTGCCCATTTTGTGGAGAAACATTTGGAATTGATAAGTAACGAAGATCATAATTATTTAGGTAGAATGCTTACTAAATGTGAATTTAAATACGCAAAATCAATGCCCGAATTTCCGCATTGGTATACATTAAGGGAAAATTGGGATAGTGATGCAGATTTTATTAAGACGGTTATGCTCATTAGAAAATATGGGTATAAGGAAAAATACTGGGGAAAAGAGTATATTTATTATAACATTAATGGATATAAGTATTGGACTATGGGATACCCATTACATAATTGCCCTAAAACGGGAACAATATTAATAAATAAAGCAAAGGTCGTTTATCATTCTGAATATGATAAAATCGCAAATCAATATGATGGATTATTTATTAATGATGAAAATATAATTGAGAATAGACAGATAATAGAAATGATAAATCCTGGTGATAATGTATTAGACGTTGGCTGTGGGACTGGATTATTTTTGGATTATTATGAGCCAATAGAATATACGGGTATAGATATATCTGCTAATATGTTATCTGTTCTTAAAATGAAACATCCTAATAGAAAAGTTATAAATGTGTCATTCGAGGATTTTTATGGTAATGGATACGATACAGTAATTGCTTTATTTGGTGCTGCAAGTTATATTAAACCACAATATTTAAATCGTGTAAAATATTTATTAAATAAGGGGGGTAAACTATTTTTTATGTTTTATAAACCAGATTATTTCCCAGAGACATATAAAAAAATGGGAATTAATGTTAAACGTTATCCTGTTAATCAAATGAACCTTAAAGAATTTAATAATTATTTAATATGGGAATATGAAAATATATAGCACACAAAACGTATATGATGCTGCATTAGATAGAATACGCTATCTTTTTAATGAGTTTCCTAATATCATTATTGGATTTTCTGGCGGTAAAGATAGCACAGTCGTTTATAACCTTGCCAAAATTGTTGCAAAGGAAAAAAATAGACTTCCTTTGAAAGTTATGTTTTTGGACCAAGAAGCAGAATGGCAATGTGTTATAGATTATGTTCGTATGATAATGTCTGATAAAGATGTAGAACCACTTTGGTTTCAAATGCCGTTACGTTTATTTAATGCAACATCACATACGGACGATTGGTTATATTGCTGGGAAGAGGGAAAAGAATGGATAAGAGAAAAAGAAAATATCAGTATTAAAAATAATCGATATAATTGTGACCGTTTTGCTGATTTATTTGCTAAAATATTAGAAGTTGATTTTAAAGATAAAAAAACCTGTTATTTATCTGGCGTTAGATGCGAGGAAAGCCCATCAAGATTTATGGGACTTACCTATTATCCTACCTATAAATGGATAACGTGGGGAAGAATAGAAAATAAAAAAATGAATCATTATGCATTTTATCCTATTTATGATTGGAGCTATACTGATGTATGGAAAGCAATTGAAAATAATAATTGGAAATATTGTAAATTATATGATTATATGTATCAATATGGAGTGCCAATAAGGAATATGCGAGTATCAAATGTCCACCACGAAACGGCAGTACGAGCATTATTTTTTTTACAAGAGATTGAACCGGATAATTGGAATAAAATAGTTAAGCGATTAAATGGAATTAATACTGCTGGAAAATTAGAAAATGATGGATTTATTATTAAAGATTTACCATATATGTTTAAAAATTGGAAAGAATATCGTGATTATTTATTGGAAAATTTAATAAATGGAAAACATCAAGAAGTTTTTAAAAAAAGATTCGAGCAAATGGATAAACATATTAAAAATACAATCGGAGCGACTAAAAATGATTATGAAAATATGTATCGTGTCCAGATTTCAATGATAATGACAAATGATTATAATGGGACAAAACAAAATAATTGGAGAGTAACGCCTAAAAAAACTCAAAAGGGGAGAACAATAAATGGAAATAGAAAATATGAATGAGAAGTTTAAAAATCACCCAATAAATGATGTTAAATGGGTATCTATTGATAAAGTACAACCTAATGATTACAATCCAAATCAAGTAGCAGAAATAGAAATGCAATTGCTCTATATATCTATTAAGCATGATGGATATACTCAGCCTATTGTAACAATCTATGATAAACAAAAAGATAAATATATTATTGTTGATGGCTTTCATAGATACTTTGTTATGAAACATTATAAAGATATTTATGAAAGCACAAATGGATATTTACCCATTGTTATAATAGATAAAGATATTAATAATCGTATGGCTTCGACAGTAAGGCATAATAGGGCACGTGGTAAACATAATATTCAAGGAATGTCTAATCTTGTATTTAATATGCTCGAAAATGGATGGAGTGATGCTGAAATATGCAATGAAATAGGAATGGAAGCGGAAGAATTATTAAGATTAAAACATATTACGGGATTTTCAAAACTTTTTAAAGATGTAGAGTATAATAAAGCGTGGCAAACCAAGAGAATGATAAAGATAAAAAAAGCAGAGTTAGTCAATGCCTAAAAAAATAGGAAGACCAAAGGTAAAAATTGATCTTGATATTGCCGAAAAACTTGGTAACTTGCAATGCACAATCAAGGAATGTGCTGCATTTATGGATATACCAGTAACTACCTTACAAGGCAGGCGGGATTTTCGTTTAGCTTACGAAAAGGGTCAGGAAAACGGAAAGATTTCACTTCGGCGGATTCAATTCAAACTTGCTGAACGTAATGCGACAATGGGCATTTGGCTGGGTAAGCAATACTTAGGACAGCGAGAGATGACCTACGAAACCAGCGAACCTATTGACTTAAAAGAATTTGCAGAGGTAATAGCAAATAATTATGAACCTGAAGCCACGTAATACACCGCCAAAGCTTGTAAACCTAACGCCTATTCAGATTCAATACCTGAAAGACGAGAGGCATCGGTTTTTCATTAATCCATCTGGTAGGCGATCACGCAAGACACTAATAGCGAAGCGCAAGACCCTACTGGCGGCATTGCGAAACCCAAATACTAATTATTTCTGCGGTGCGCCAACTCACGCACAGGCAAAGAATATCTACTGGAATGACCTCAAGCGGGATACCTATTATTTCACACAATCGAGGTCTGAAACTGAAATGAAGGTTATCCTAAAAAACGGCTCAATGATTCAGGTAATAGGGCTGGATAAGCCGGAGCGAATAGAGGGTATGCCCTGGCACGGCTGTCACATAACAGAAATCGGGAATATAAAAGAAACCGCTTGGGGTGAGAATATCCGACCGGTATTGAGCGATACAAACGGCTGGGCAATACTCGATGGCGTGCCGGAGGGGATCAATTTCCTATATGATTTAGCGCTGTATGCCTGCGATGGCGCATTACCTAAAACACAACCAAAGGTAGGTGCATTTGCCGAATCGAAAAACGATCCGCAATGGTGTTATTACCATTGGTTTTCCAGCGATGTATTGACTCCAGAGGAAATATACGCTGCTAAAATGCAATTAGATGAGCGCACATTCCGGCAGGAATATGAAGGATCATTCGAGAGTTACGCTGGCTTAGCCTACTGGGCATTTAGCGAAAAGAATCTTGATTTGTCAGTTGAATATCATAGAGGTGAAATAATCCATATTGGGATGGATTTCAATGTTGATCCGATGACGGCAACATTTAATCATATTCGTGGTGATGATATATTCCAATTTGGCGAAGCGTATTTGAATCATTCTAACACGTTCGAGATGATTGAGCATATTAAGCAATTATTCCCAGTTCAGGACTGCATAATATATCCGGATTCCACTGGAGCGAGTATGAGTAGTGACGCTAAGAAATCAGATATTGGATTACTCAAAAATGCTGGCTTTAAAGTGCGAGCATTGTCGGCTAATCCTTTTCAGAAAGACCGCATAAATGCAGTTAATTCTAAAATGAGAGCTGGCGATGGGAAACCACATTATTTTGTCAATCCCAAGAATTGTCCTAAAACTATAAACGATTGGAATAAGGTAATGACTACCGCAGACGGACGGCTTGATAAAACGCAAGAGAAAACGGGGCTGGTCCATATCAGTGATGCAGAAGGATACCTTATTAACTTTTTGTTCCCTATTCAACAATCAAACGCATGGAGTATACAAAGATGATACCTGAAACTAAAGGTAAAAATGCAGTACTGGAATCTGTAATTTCAATGGCGAATAATGAGCGTATAGCACGCTATAATAATCTATTAATGAAAATCCATTATTATGAAGGCACAGCCAAGCAAAGAGAAAAATACCTGCAACCATACCTGAAAATTCAAGATGGCGATATACCATTCACATTTACAAATTTGACAAATAAAATTATTCGCCGTAAATCAAATGTATATCGCAAAGCACCAGTGCGATACTTCGATTCAGAAGTATCATATTACGATGAAATTACAGAAGAAAAAAATACAGTAATGAAGCAAGCTGAGCGTATGGCACATTTATTGGGCGTTCCAGCCATTCGGGTATTTTGGAATAAAAACAAATTCGGTTATCGAATAATTAGATATTATGAATTATTATTTGAAAACGATGCGGAGAAACCAAGTGCTATAATGTATCCGATTAACAATGGAATAACTGAACCTGAATTGTGGGTATATTGGGATTACCAAAACCATTATGTTATGGATGATAAAGGTATTCCTGTTAAAAACCAAGCGGCTTATGGCGTGAATGATAAGATGGCGAATCCCTATTCTAAATTCAATCTATTTCCATTTGCATTTTGTCATGAGTCTATGCCATTTGAAAGCTTTTATGTTTCAGGGGCGGATGATATAGTAGATGCAAACCAAAAAATTGATCTGGCATTAACAAATTTGAACTACGCCATTAGATATTCGGCAATTAAACAGGCATACATTAAAGCATTGAATCTAAAAGATGTAAATGTTACCGTTGGTTACAATAAAATTATGGCTGTTGAGGGCGATCCAGGACAAACCGAAATTGGAGTAATCGATTTGCAATTACAATTAACGGAAATGGTGGATTCAATTAAATTCCAAATTCAATTACTCGAAAGGAATAATGATCTAACGATTAACTGGGGTATTGAGGGCGCACCATCAGGATTTAGTCTTGTAGTTCAGAACATTGACCTATTATCGGGCTGGGAAGATGATCTCGATATATGCCGTAAATGGGAGCGTGATATATACGAAATTGAAAAAGCAGTAGCTAATGTAGATGCAAAGAAAATACTACCAGATAAAATGAATATTGACTTTTCAGAAATAAAATTTCCAGTAAATCAGTACGATGAACGGGCAAAATGGGAGTGGGAATTCAGTCACGGAATCAGTACACCGTTGGAC